GGGTAAGGTTGTAACCACGAAAGCAGCAGCGTAATGAATGGGAGGGGTGAAGAATGTCCCTAACATTAGATGAAGTAAAGAATTTTCTGCGATTAGATACATCCGATGATGATACATTGTTGGAAATATACATATCAACGGCAGAAGAATACGTCAAATCAGCATGTGGTAGTCAAGTGGATTTGGATAATCCAAAAGCACATACCATAATGCTGATGTTGGTGGGTGATTATTACGAAAACCGTAGTCCATATGGGCAGGCAAAGTATAGTCAGAATGTTTCAACTATGCTAATGCAGTTACAGTTGGAAACGCCACAAGATACTGATGATGAGGTGAAAGGATAATGGATTTTGCAAAGCTAAGGCACAAAGTTGTATTTTTAAAGCCGTCAACATCAGAAATAAACGAACAGTCAGAGCAAGTTATCGGGTGGTTTCCGTTCCACCCGGTGACAAAGGCTGCAAGTGATGATGTATATTCTACGCAAGACGGCGAAATTCGTTTTAAAAGCGGAGTTTTAAGCGGTTTAAATAATGTATTTTCAGATTACGGTGTTCGTGCATATGTTTCGCCTGCGACGGGCAGAGAATATGACGAATCACAGAAAATTCGAGCAGAAACAACATACAACGTGGTAACACGTTATTTTAACGGCATTGAAAGTAATATGAAAATTCTATACGGTGCAAAGGTATTTGACATAGTATCCGTATTGGATATAAATGAGAGTCACAGGGAATTAAAAATCGTATGTTCAGAGGTGGACAGATATGGCAAGACAGAATAAAGATGTATTCGGTTTTGATGAATTGGAAAAATCGTTCAAACGTTTTGAAAAAAACTATCCGGACAAGGCAGATGCAGTTTTAATGGCACAGGGACAAGCAGTCAATAGAAAGACAAAATCGCTTACGCCGGTAAAGACAAAAAAACTCCGCAATTCGTGGAGATTAAAAAAAGTTAAACTGTACAAGGGTGGAACAGTCAGAGTTGTCAGAATTCAAACGAGAGCACCTCACGGACATTTGGTTGAATTAGGTCACGAACAGGTGTCGGGAGGCAGAACAAGAGAAAAAGGACAAAAACTAAACCGAGTACAACGCTTCGCCAGAGGAATTAAATCGCACGGACGTGTTGAAGGTAAGCATATGTTAAGCAATGCAATACAAGAGGCACAATCACGTTTTGACCGAGATGCAAATAAAATGTTAGATAAATTAGTGGAGGAATTTAACAATGATTAAATCACAGGATATACGCAGATTTATAGCGGACAAACTACGAAATGCAGAATTTAATGTTATATCATCAGAAATTCAAGAAGGCTATCCTAAGCCGGCAGTGTTCATCTATGTATACCCATCATCAATTACAAAATCCGGAGGATTTTTGGAGGATGACGTTTACAGTGTAACCATCAAGTATATTCCAAAAACTGAAACTGCACAAGAATGTGCAGAGGCGGCGGAAAAAATTCGCGAAACATTGATGTACAGTACGATTGATGTACAGGACAGGCATTTAACTATGGAAACAATGGATATGACAATCGAAGAAGAACGTTTAACTGTGATGTATGACGTTCCTATAACACAGTCCATTGATGAATGTGACGATTATGACAATGCAGAAACCATAGAAATGAGAGGTATATAATATGGGATTATCAACAATAAATGTAGAATTTAAAGCAGCGGCACAAACCGCTGTAAAACGCAGTGCAAACGGTACAGTTGCACTGATTTTGAAGGATGAAACCAAGGAAGATACCACATACGTTTACAACAATGAGACGGAAGTGGTTAAGAGCCATTGGACATCAGACAATCTAAATTACATAAATATGGCGTTTAAAGGTTCACCCAAAAAAGTGATTATCGAAAGAATTGACGCAGAAGGAAGTCTTGATGATGCATTGAAGCGTTTGGCAAATAAGAAGTGGAATTATCTTGCCGTTCCGTCATTACAGGACGGTGAAGTTAAGACTGTGGCAGATTGGATTATTGCACAGCGAACGGCAAAGAAACCGTTTAAGGCAGTATTACCGCATTCTGTATCAAATAACATCGGTATTATAAATTTTGATACCGATGATATAAAAATCGGCAGTAAGACCTATACGACCGCTGAATTTTGCGTATATATTGCAAGTATTATTGCCGGAACTGCACTGAATGAGAGTGTAACAGGCAAAGTCATTTCAGAAATCAACAGTATTACAGAGAGTTTAACCCCCGATGCGGATGTTGATGCCGGAAAGCTAATTTTAATCAACGATGGTGAGCAGGTCGAAATTGCACGAGGTGTGAATTCATTGACAACGGTTGGAACAAATCAGACAGAGGATATGAAGTCAATCAAGATAGTTGAAGGAATGGATCTGATTGCAGAAGACATTAGAACAACATTCAAAGAAAACTATATCGGCAGAAGTAACAGTATTGAAAACAAAGAACTGTTTATCGCCGCAGTGAATCAATATTTTGAAACACTGACAAAGGAAGGTGTGCTATATGACGGTTATGAACATTATGCAGAAATCGACATAGACGCACAAAGAGAGTATTTGGCAAGCAAAAGTGTTGACGTTGCAAATATGAGTGATGTTGCAATCAAACAAGCCAATACAGGCACATTTATGTTTATGGCGGCACATATTCAAATGCAAAACGCAGCGGAAGATTTGAAATTCGTTGTAAACATGTAATCGAGGAGGTAGA